AAATACTTAGAAAAAACCGATAATGGTATGTTGGTAGATGCTTCGCAGTATCATTATGAATATATCATAAGTAAACTACATTTATATGATTTGTCTGCTTCAAGTCTTAATTCGGCGGCCGCTTTATCTAATATAGCGGGTAAATACTTCTGTAATATATTAATACTATCAAGAGCGAACAAATGAGCAATTCGTGCCAGTTCTTGTTCCATCAATTTAGAAGCATCAATCGGTTGGTTTGATACTTTTTGTGTTATCACGTGGCCTATAACAGCCGTATTATATTCACTAGCCTTTAAAGAGTTCATTGTACAGGTTAAAAACCCATATAATGAAATGGCCAGTATTGTTATAAAAATCAAAAACTTCTTCATATATTTATTGTTTGTTGTTTATATGGATAAGGTAACACTTTAATGTGTTTAGGTCAAGTGTTATAATAAAGAAATATGTGTTTAGATTCAATGACTTGAAGTCATTGTTTTTAAAGGGTTTTTTAGGAAAACCCTTAAAACCTTAGTTTCTCATAAATTGGTCGTTCCAATTAAAGGCTTCTTTTACACAGTTTTCTGTAAGGCCTTTAAATGTAAGATTCAATTTCTTGTCTTTTATATCAATAAGTACCTGAGCATCATCTTTATGAAGAGCCTCTAGCATTTGTATAAAAAGAGTTTCTTTTTTAATTTTAGGTATGTTACTTCCACCTTTAATGAATAGATAAAGTTTTTTAGATTCATCTAGCAAAGACGTATGTTCTGTCCCTGCTGGTGCTTCATTGGGCATATAAGGTGGTGTTCCTTCTGGTAACTCCCAAGTAATTTTAGGATCAAAAGCTGCTTTTAAAAGCTTTCTTAATCCTTGACTATCGTTTTTTCTTAAAACTTCTATTTTTAAAGGTTTGTCTTTAGCGTTATTTACTTTGGTAAATATTTCGTGTGCTAAAGGTCTAGCGTTAGTGGCCGTACGAGCTGCTGATGTCATAGCTTTCTTACTCATTAGGCTAGGGTATCTGTCTGGTTGTATTTCTGCCATAATTATTTCTCCAATATTCGAATATTAAAAATCACCAATGTTTGTCATCAATGCTTTTAGTTTATGTTGCATAAAATAAGGTAACAGTTTGGACCTGCTAGGTATCTTATACTCGTTATATGTATTTATAATAGTTCTTTCAAGCTCTTTTGGCATACAAGAAAGGTCTATTAATCGTTTGTTTCTCTCATAGTATTTACTTGTTTCACTACCTAATGATATGTTTTCAACATTAGACCATTCTTCAAGTCGTTTCTTATTAATAGGTCTTTGTTTCTCACCTGTTAAAAAGATGTCATCTGGACTTAATATATTTGGTATACCATCTGAACGGTCACCTTTTATAATCTGTTCGTGTAAAAATTTCTTAGGATCTAAACCTTCACCTACAAATACCTTTTGTATAGGACTATATTGTTTAACATTTGTATTTGATTGTAATTGTATAAAGTCTTTATCACCACTGATAATCATAATAGGATTATTTGTGTGATTAAACACCAGTGCTCCTATAATATCATCTGCTTCGGCCTTTTCTATATACATCATTATATATGGAAAGTTTTCTGCTATTTCGTTTTTGATTTCTGTAATACAACTGAATATATTATCCCAATCTGTGGCTGAATCTACACGGCCTTTTCTTCGAGCGTGTTTATAATTAGGGTAAATATCTCTACGCCAAGGGTCACCGGCATCAGCACATAATACCATAGTGCCATACTGTTCTTTAAATTTTAAATTGAATCCTCTTAATGAATTAATGACCATATGCCTTATCATTTCTTTATTAGGTTTAATATCCGATTTACCTCTGGTCTGTGCCATAAGATTTGATATTAAAACTTGATTTAGGTCTACTAGTATCATTTTTTTAGATAGAGGCGAGCGTTATATATTTCTCGCCTCTATAATTAACTAATTAAGCATTAATTGGAGCTAATTCAGATTTTCTAACACTTACTTTATGGTTAGAATATTTGAACGGTGTTCCGTATAAAGATTGAATACCAGCAGCAATAATTGCTCTTGTTGGTGTTCCAAGTCTATAAAATGTTTTACCAGCAACTTTGTTACCGTAAATCATATAGCCTTCTGATCTTAAAGTATCGATCATAGCTCTTGGTGATTCAAGATCAAATCTTGATCTTAAAGTTTTCCAAGCGATGTTCTCACCTTTTGATAAAAGGTTTAGTACTTTTGCTTTTTTTGATAAAGCTTTTCTACCACGTGTAGAAGTAGCTCTTTTAGCAGTTTTTACAACTACTAGATTTTTTAATGTATTAAACATTAGTTTCTCCTTATGTTGGCTATTTTACAACCGGCGACGGCGATTCCATTAGGAATTTCGTGTGATCTATCTGTCATCTGTTTCTTCAGGTAAATCAAAATCTGCTTTAAAATCTGTCCAACCATCATTTGTTTTTTGAATCTCATCTTTTACATCTTTGTTCAATGGTTTGTGTGGTTTGTGATTTTCTTCTGGCAACACTTTATTATAATCTATTACAACTTGTGGGCCAAATCTTGTAATTTTTACATCTACAATTTTATCAGCAAGTCTTTGTGCTGGGTGTGTTACGTCAAAATCTCTATATATCATACCTCTTAACATATCTACTAATAATCCAAAGTCTTTTGTAAATTCTGGTTTATCTGTCATCATAGCCATTTCTACGAATTGTCGTAGTATATTCATAGCTATTTCATCTACATTTCCTTCTACAAATTCTTTTGTTCTATCTACTCTTACCTTTTCACTTCCTTCAGGATTTTGTCTTGCTGTTTCTTTATTAACAATTCTGTCTGTTGGAAATAAAATAATTTTATCATCAGTCATATGTAAGTTCATTACTTAATAGGTTCGCCCTTAAAGTTAACTAATTTTTTATCCATTAGATATTCTATTAGTTGATTATAACCACCTATTAATTCACCATTTATTTTTATTTGAGGCATTGATCTTACTTGTTTACCAGCATCTTCAAATAGTGCTTCAATATTTTTAAAATCTTCAAATTTTTTTTCTGTGTAATTAAGGCCTAAATTGATTAATAAATTTTTGGCCTTAATACAATAACTACAGTTTTTTTTACTGTATAATATGACGTGAGATATATCACTCATATTACTGTGTTGTTTTTTGATTAACAGTTTCTTTGAAAGCTTTATCAGCTTTCTCTTTTAGATTATAAGAGTCAACTACTTCTGAAATTGTGTAGTTATACATCTTATTAAACTCACCTAAAGGCAATCTTAAACCTACCCAAGCTCTGTAATAACCTTGTTTTGTTGAAGTTACTTCTTGAGCAAATATTTCATAACCTCTTACAGGTGTATTTTCAATTATATTTACTAGAGTAGATTCAACATCTGATACTACAGTTTTAGTTTCAGATTTACCAAGTTCAGTTATAAATTGCTTAGAACGTTTGTTCATTTCGCCTTTTATAATGTCTGCCATTTCTGCCTTAGCAATCATCTTTGCTTTTTCAATTGCTAAACCAAGATCTGGCGATACTGAAGTACCAACACCAAAGATACATTGTTTTTCGTTAATGTCTTGTGAATTAACGTTACAAGCTTTCTTTTCTTTGAAGTCGGCCATATACCAAGATGGTACCGTATCTAAAATCTTTTCTGACTCGGCTTTGATCTGGTAAGTTGACGAAGAGCAAGCGCCTAATATAAGGCCAGTTGCTACTATCATTATTGTTCTTATCATCATATAGTTTTATTTTGTACTCCTTTTTATATCATATACTAAATCTTGTGTTTTGTCAAGCCCCTTTTGAACATAGCCAAAAAAGTCTTTACTGGACACATCAAATAGTATAACCCAAAGGAGAGTTATTATAATAACGTTTTTAAACATTATTGTACCTCCCATTCACCGTTCTTGTTAAGGCACGTCTTTCCGAACGATTTAAAGACGTGATTTGGTCTACTATAATATCGGCAATACTCTGGAGCCGATACATCTTTATAATAGAATTGAGCAAACAGATCCCAATAACCAGGCGTATTAATACCTCGTCTACCGTCAGCACACTCCAAAATTTCTTGTTTAATAATATCATCACCTATTTGTTTAATTTCAATCTTTACATAACAATATTGGTCATCTACTTTTTTAGGTTCGTAACCTCTTACTGTATCGTATAATACTTTGTTTTGTTCTTGTTTCACTCTTTTAAGTGGTTCTCTTTCTTCATCTGTAATCTGACCTTTTGGCATTATAAACTTCTCATTAGCAGTGGCTCTTGATATGAATATAGCCAATAGAAAATATATAAGAAGTATTACTAAAAAATATCTTTTAAAATTAGGTATTGTTCTCTTAAATCTCCAAGAGTATACCATTTGTTTTTTAGGTAACATATCTTTGATATAGTTAAAAATATCCGTAAGTATAAAGATAGTTGTATCTTTAAGTTCTATAAAAAAAGGTTTTAAAAAATTTGGTAATTTAATTAAATATTTACTCATTTTTTTTAATAATCTTATGTAATTCTGTTATATCTATTTTATTCATATCTACGTTTTTAAGTTCTTCATTTTGTTTAAGTATCTGTGCTTTATGTTCTTTAGCCAATTTTGTAAAGTATTCAAAGGTTTCTTCATTATGTCCTATGATTGTAGGTTCTTTATCTTTAGCTGGCATTATACAACAATTTTTTTATCTTCTGTAATATACTCATCATATATTTTAGGTTCTTTGTTTTCAAGTTTATCTAAAGTATCTCTTAGTTCATAGAGTTCGTTTTCTAAACTTCTAAGAGGACTAAATTCTAATTCTTGTATTATAACTTGTTCTCTTGCTTTTAATATTTTAATTTGTTCGTCCATTATTATCTCTTTCTACCCAACGTCCATCAGGTTGTTGACAAGCAGTACCAAATACCACTTTACGATTGATACCACCAATACCAATTAATGGCCATTGACTTGTAATATCTATTGTTGCTTCGTAATCTTTACATTTAAAGGGGCCCTCTAAATAAGTGCTATAAGTTTTTATATTACCTGAATTAGCGGTTTTTTCATTATACCAATTTGTATAAGATGAAGATGAACCTCTATTTAAATGATCTACAAATACAGCATTGTGTACATCATAATCTGAATCATACATAAGTTCAGCACCTAAAAAGGCACCTGTTACAGCACAAACGGCCGCTACAACTGGATTATCTGTAACTTGTAAACAAGCGGCTGTCGTAGTCGTGGCACCTAAAAAGGCACCAGTATGACTACGATTATTAGCACACTGATTAACAACTAACAGTAATAAAAGTAAACTAAATATTCGCCAATTTCTCATTATCTAATTCAAGTTCTTCTTCATACATTTTTTGAGCATAGTTTTTGCCAAAAACTGACATATAAAAGTAATCTCTCGGACTATCACTCTCGTAAGCAAGTAATAGTTCGTGGAAATTAATGTCTAATAAATCATAAACTTTAGGATTGAGTGTTTTGTTTCTAATGTGGTCTTTAAAGAATTGAATACGATTTACGTAAATATCAATTTCTTTATCTTCTAATTTTTTCTTTTTTGAAAGAGCAACATCTTTTGATTTGGCGTCTTTAAACTCTTTGAAAAGAGTATCTTTATCATATGTTATCATAATGTATATTTTAGTTTGTTGTTTGTACTATATAAGGTAACACTTTTTTGTGTCAATTACAAGCTCCAAGTCAAAGAAATAAGTGTTTAAAAACAATGACTTCAAGTTACTGATTTATATAGCTATTTAAAATATGACTCAATAAAATCATTTACCACGTGTTCATATCTCCAGCCAGCCCATATTCCTACAATCAGTCCTAGAAAAAACATAAACCAAATCATTTTTTAGCTTTCTTCTTAGATTTTTTTTCTTTTATTTTTATACGTGATGAATTACCATTCTCGTCTTTAAATAAATCATAAGCATCTTTACCATCAAAGTAATGGCCTTCATAAGTTTTCTTTTTAGTCATTATATTACTCTTTGTCCATAAGTTAAAAGCAAAACTAATATAAGAGCAAATACTGCTGCTCCTATTAGGTCGTATGTTTTGTTACTCATATTATACTTTCCTTCCCATTGTTTTAAAATCGCTACTATCTATAACTTGGTAAGCACCTTTATTGTAGGCAATACCAATTGTTTTACCAGCCGGCAACTTTGTAGCATAAGTTCTTTTGTATGTATCACCAACCATTCTATCACTTGTAGGTATAGAATCACTCACTTTATAATCAGGCATATCAAAACCTTTATGGTTATTGATTACTCTACCTTTATTATTTAATTTTAAACCTAACGATATTAACCATTTACGGTATTGAGTTAAGGCCAATTGTAATCTTTGTTTATTTGTCATATTAATCATTAATAATATCTGGTGTTAATAAATCTATTGTATTTACAACAGTTTTACCTACATATACAACCGTTGAACCAACAACATCTACTACGGCCACTGTTGTAGCACAGTTTGTCAATGCTAGTAATAATATTATAACACTAATTTTTTTGATTGTCAAGTTTATTATTAGTTACACAAGTTTTTTTTCTACTTGTAAATGATTTGTTATCTGGTACACTATTTACATTAAGTTCTATAGAATTTGTATTTGAATTTACTTCTTGTAATATGGCACCTTTTTTAAGTTTCACTTTACAGTTCTATCACACATATTATTTACCAAATTTACTTTCAGTTTCTAATTGTAATTGTATATCAATGTCTGATTCTGCTTTATCTACATCTTCTTGTAGTTTATCTCTAAATCTAACGGCCGTATTTCTAGCAGCTTCTAAATCTTCTTGGTCAATTTGACCGATAATCTGATTAAGTATATCTATTTGTATGAGTTCAATGTTTGTCATTATATTGTTCCTTCTGTAGCATATTTGTCAAGTTCAACTTCATCTTGGTCAAGTGTATCAACCACAACTTTACCTAACATTTCTTCAGTTTGATTATCATAACCAGTATCATAGTAATCTAACTCTAACTGGTCAGAATCTACTTTGATAGAATTTCTAATATCATCATTTGTAATACCACCGTATTCTAAAGAAATATCTCTGGCTTGGTTAGCATCTCTAGCTTTTACTAAGTAAGCTACTTGTACAACGTAATCTTGTACCACTCTATAAACGTTTTTACCAACGTCATCTTTGTTTAAATATATCATAATATAGTCCTTTTCAATTAGTTATACATATAATATAACATCTTTTGTACAATAAATCAAGCGTTTTGATAAAGATTCTTGTGTGTAAAATCAATGTCTTAGCCGTGGTATTCGTTCACGTTTTGTTCTAGTGAAGGTAAGAACGATTATTTCCAGTTATCTTTGACCCATTTTTGGTCTGATTCGTGTGGATTAGGCCTGCCGTGAAAGACGGCTATCTTAGCTTCAGGTAATTTTTCAAATGTCCACTTTGATTTATGAAATCTTTTTTGTTTTCTGTCAAGCCATTTATATGATTGTGTCCATTCATCAGGATAAACTTTTAATATCTTCTCTTTTCTTATTAAATCAGTTATTACATTTTGGTCTCCTTGTACTTTTCTCCATTTCACTCTATTCGTAATGTAAGGTTGCCATATTATACTAGATGCTGTTTTATTATTCCATTTCATTACACTAGAATTAAACCACATATCTGGTTGGCCAAAATCATTAATGATACCAAAAGTGTTTTCTTCACCAAAATTTACAAAACAATCTATATTTTTTGATATAACTACATCTAAGTCTAAATAAAAATTTACTCCTTCAAGGCCAGTATCAGGATTAAATAGTTGTAATTTATTCCACCAGCCTTCCATATCATGTCTTGGAAAAGACTTGAAGTGTATTTTACCGCTAACCAAATCAAATAAATTAACGTGATCGGTAAAACAATAAAACTCGTGTGGTATAGTAAGATGCCTTTGTACCATATTATATAACTTTTGTACATACTCTGGCTTATATTTGTTACCATAATATACACAGCAAACATTAATCATCTCTTTGTGCCTTTAAAGTTTTATAGGCCGTACCATTGGCCATTTCTTCTATAGTAAATTGATTTTCTGTTACATACTTTAACCAATCTTCCATAGTTTTTCTACCAGGTTTAAAAGGTTTTTCTATAAATTTTATTTTATGTGATGCAATAGGTGAAACCACATTCGTTGTGCTACAAATAACCGGTACCTTATTCATCACAGCATCAATGGCAGATAAACTCATATTAGTTACTAAACAATGACAATCTTTTAGTTCATCTTTTATGTCTGTATTCCAAAATATATTTCCTGGTCTAGGTTTATTTCTTATTTTTATTTCTCTATTTGTAAACTTTCGTATTTCAGAAGTAACCATATAAATCCAGTCAGCTTGTGTTATACCATTTATATGATATGTTACTGTTTCAGATGATGGTGCTAATAATATGTGCTTACACTCGCCGGTATACCAGCCTTTAAATTCTACATCTATACCCTTTGATCTAAGTTCATTTAATCTATGGCCTTCTGTTACTTTACCGCCTGTTGTGTGTAGTTTTCCTTTTACAATTCTAAAATATGTTTTGTTCTTATTTAATATACTAGGTTCAGGATATCTTTTAATTTGTTCTGTTAAATAACCAACGTCAACATACCACCATTCTTCACCTTTTTTCATTATCTCATTTATTTTTACAATATTATTACCACCTAATCCCCAAAAGAAGTGCACAGGTTTATCTGTTTCTGGCCAGCCTTTTTGTAACGATGGCCATATCTGATGTGATAGACACTTTGTCCAGTTCATAA